CGAAGGTCTGTACGACGTTGCTTGTACTTACGTGGCATTGCCTTAAGAGCCTTGTTGAAGATTTCACGGGAAATTCCCGCACCTGCTGCATCGACTACACGACCGTGTGTCTTTGCCTTCTTAACTGCACCGTCAAATGACTTGTACAGAGCATCGGCTGAAAGTGATGTGTCACCGTTAAGAATAAGATCTTCGATGTCATTTCCAGCTTGTGTTGCCATCATACGTGCAATATGATCTTCAAGATCTGCACCTTCGATATTGTCTTCTAGAGACTCAGTTGAAAGTTCCCAGTCCATGCGGAGCTTCTTTGTTGTTAGAGAGATCTTTGAGAATGTTACGCCTTGATTTACGGCTGTGTTTTCTCCTTCGGATGCAAGCTTTACAAGCTTTTCTCCTACTGACATACGATCAATCTCTGTTGTGTCAGACTTCATGCGAACTGTACGTGCAACCTTACCAATTACGGTAGCGTCGAACATATAGTCCAAGAATCTTGCTGATTGTTCTGGGTTAAGAAGACCACCGTTGCCATTTTCTGAAGCAACGTGGACGCCTGTACCACCAGTTGATGAGCCAAAACCAGTTGATACTGTTGTACCTGCTGCTGCGGCCTTTTCTAATAATTCATTACTCATTTTTATTTCACCTACCCTTAATTTTGAAAGATTTCATTTACGGAACCGAGGAAAGCTCCTGACCATTTTGATTTGGACTTTGTAAACACCTCAGACCCGCCAAGGTCAGAGGACTTCTTAATTGCGGTAGAGCCTTCTACGGCATCTACCTGCTTTTGAACACCTTCGATGGTGCCCTTTATTTCTGACACAGCATCACTAAGTGCGCTGTGCTTTTCTGCCAACTCTAAAATTCTAGCATCAACATTCTTGCTAAATGCTTCTACAGATGTTTTAATATCTGTAACTTGTGCAGCATTTACTTCGCTTGCCTTTGCTAGTGTTTCTGAGAAAAAGCCTTTTAGATCGCCTAACATTTTTGCAAAATCAGGTTCATCAACCATAACTTCTACTGCTTCGGCTGCTTTTTCAACGTTGTCGGCAGAGGTATCTTCAGTTGCAACTGCTGCAACTTCTAATGACTTGTCAAAAAGATTGACGCTTGATTCATCTGCTGCTGGAGCCGCTACGGCTTCTGCTACAGGTGCTTCTACGACTACTGCTTCTGCTACTGGAGCATCTGCAACATTATCAATTTTTGTATCTGACATTTTATTACCTCCTTCTACGTTTGCCTGTTTTGCTATTTGTGTTTCAGGCAACGGTAATCTTGACTTCTTAAATGAAGCAAGAATTCTATTTATTTCTTTTGATTTATTCATATCTGAACTCTCCACCCAGCCAATGAGAGCTGCTGGTTTTCCTGATACTGGTGATTCGAAAGTTTTTTCTGTTGACATAAATACAGAGTCGCTTTCCTCACAGTAAAAAATATTTTCTGTTACTACTTCCGTAGCGATACCTTTGTATACCATTTGACCATTTACTTTTTCAATTGAAAAAATGTTACAAAGTTCATTAGCTGGTGAATCTACAATTGAAAGCTCTACAAGATCGTAGTCTTTAATAAATCTTACTGCTTCACCTGTTGCTTTGTTAACTTCGTTATCTGACTCTTTAATCTTTCCGCCGATTGAGAAACCAGAAAGAGTGCCGTCAAGAACCTTTTCCCAAGTATCTTGTGCACCCTTTGAAATGTATGATGTTACGTAAACACCGTTATAAAAATTATTAGACTTTTGGTCGTAGTATGTTTCTGGCTTAAAAGAAACAACTTTGCCGACGGCAATTGACTGATGCATCTCACGAAGATTTCCTCTAAAATTTTCAAATGCCTTCATGCTTGCTTCGGCTGTTACAACGTCGCCTGTTTGATCAACATTGTCAAGAGTCGCAAAACCTGATACGGTTCTGTTCTCACGATTTACTTTAGTGAATGGGACTGAGAGATGGAGGTTTTCTCCATCGCTAGACCAGTTGGACTTCTCGATGTTCATATGCTTAATTTTAATGCTTTATCTACTATAACGCAAATAGCAGTTGATTAAACTTATTTGACTTTTGGACCATCGCCTTTGGCATTTCTGCCTTCCCCAGTTTTATCTGGAGCATTAGCTGCCCTTTCCTGATCTCTAGTTTTATTGCCAGTGGACTTGGCTTGCTGATCTGCAGCTTGCTGTGGCTTTAATTCTACCATCTCGTCCCCACCCTCAACAGTTGTCATATTTTTTCTTAGACGAACTTCGTTAGGGGTAATTACCTTCATTCTCAAATAAATTTCATCAATTTGGCTTTGGGTTAATTCATCGGTCAAACTTAATTCATTAAATTTAAGCTGGACGACATCTGTCTTTTCTGCAATAATATAATTTAATTTCTTTTCAAGTCTATCCTGTGCTGGTCGACAAACCTGCTCTTTAAATGTTTTATCTGCATCACGAGCAACGGCTAGGTTAACTCCTTCAGGGGTTCCTATTTTATTAATAGGTACACGATGTGCAAGAAGTATTTCATCTCTATTTGTTTTACGATAGATATTAAATGAAGACTCTTGTTCTCCAGCCTCAATTGGCTCCATCTTAAATTCAGTCTTTGAGTCTGGGGTATCTGCTGGAAGTGGAATATATAGAGACCTATGATTCTTCCCCTTTAATCCAACCTGGAAAAATTCAAGAAGTTTTCTTTCTGATTCTGGAGAAAGTTTTGCTCCCTTTACTGTAATAATATATCTTGGGACCGCCTTGTTTTCAAAGTAGTCTAGGTTATATCTTCCAGCGAATTCGTTTCCTGCCAATGCCTGCTGAGCAGCAATGATATCTGGAACACCATAATAGTTATTCATTGGTGTATATTTCTTTAGATGAATAATTTCATTTGGTCTTTCCTCTTGCGCTGCAATTGGACTTGGAGTTTCCATATCTCCAAAATTACGGAAGAATACAGCCTTGCCATAAAGCAATTGAATAAAGCCATCACGGAATCTACGCACACGCATCGTTTTAGCTGGTATATGGCCTATATAGCCTATGTCGCCTGCTGTGGTACGTCCTATCTCTATGTACCCGTTTCCAGTAGCCTCTAGGTCCGTGTAGGCCTTTATAAGGGTCTCTGTGAAAGACTCTTCCTCGTTGCAATCATCAAGCCATCGATCTAATTGTGTTTTAATTCTTTCTACCTTGGCTCTTGCCCTATCCATTTGCTTTGAATCAGTAATTGCATCCATGGCATCTTTGGCTTTATCTGTTTCGGTAAATGAATAGCCTAGGCCGACAATGTTAGAAACCTTGGCATTAATAGCTGCGTAATTGTATGTTGAAATCTCATAAATTTTTGAAAGATATTCTAGGTTGTATGTCGGCTCTATTAAATCAAATAAAGCGTATCCGCTAATAGCCTGCTGCAATAAATTTTGCTGTGTTGCCGTTCCGTCAATTCCTACAAATGCTTTTGAAAAATCTCTATTGATTTTTCTCTTAAAATTAGTTCCCAGACCTCTTAGCTTCTTTATGTCTTCTATGCCTATTTTAAATGGGTCCTCTGACTCTTGTGCTTTTTCAAAATGAAACCAGTCTGCCGTGTTAGAGATATCAATAGTATTTACGCTATCAATTTCGTCTTCCATAAACTCTACTTTTCTTGTCATTGTACCGCCCCGTTTCTAAGCATTGAATCTTTATATACTCCGATATCCAAAGGATCTGGAGTTAGTCCCCATTTAAGTCTTTCGTTTTGATGTTCAAATTCTTCGTCGTCAATTTTTCTACGCCCTGAAAGGAACTTGGGACGGCCCTCGTGTATGCCATACGAGCTAACTTCTCTAGCCAAAGCATCGATTCTGGATCTATTGCCTTTTTTGGACGTGATCGAAAGAAAGTTGCCATCGTCGTCTCCAATCCATCTGCCGTCAGGCATCTCCCACACATATATCCCTAGGGTGGTTTCTTCAAGTATTCTCGTGTTTTTATTTAAGATATCCATAGAACACAATCATACCATTATTTGGCGTTAAAGTCCAAATTTTTGTCAACTACTTGTCAAATATTATACGCTTATGGCGTCTGGCTGTACAGAAAATATAATGAAGGCGGTAGAATTGTTTCCTGCCGTGCTTTCTACTATAGAAAATGACGTATCGTTGATTACGCTTATTACATTATCTGTATAAAGCTGGTAATGTTTAGTTATTTGATGCTGAAGAAGCTCGTATTCGTATATAGCAAGGTTGCTATATAGCTGGTTTTGGCCAGACTTTGTGTCCCCCTGATTTTGATTTACCTTGATCCCAGAAGAGGCTGGGGCTGAAAGGATTATTACAATATGATGTGGGACTCCTTTTACTAGGAAGTCTCCAATATTTGTAGAAGACTGCCTGTTAATTCCGTTTACATATATTGCTGAAACTCCAGATTTGGTTATGGCTCCAGATGCTGCCCACTCATATCTGGCAGACGGTGTGGAAATCAATACATTCTCTCCCGCTCCTGGGGTATATATCATTTCAATAGTTTTTACTGGTAGGCTAGCATTTACCGAGAAGCCGTGTCCGTTATACATCTTAATTCCATTATATTCGTTGTATGAAAGAACCTTGCTGTTAAATTCAGGAATTGAATAGTCATATGCTGAAGAAAGGCTATACCCAAAATTATCTGCATATACGTCTTTATTCTTAAAGAAGTTAATCCTTATAGATCTCAACCTAGTAAAGTCTGTTGATGTATCTGTTGATGAAATAACAACCTTAATATAAAGTGTATCTGAGATTAGATTATCATTTTTATTAAATAGTGGAAGAGGAGATCCGTTAGTACATTCGCTCCATGCTAACTTATTTGCACTTACATATACTCTTATTCCCGCCACATCTTCGTCCCAATGTATTTGAGATGTTGTCACCCCGATATGGCTAGGTATAAAAAGCTCATCTATAAATTCAAATGATGCTGTTGCTGGAGTTTCGGTTTTTTCAAAATATAAATATTGGCTATCTTGAGAAACAAGGATTCCGTCATCTGCCAAGTCTTCCCAAGACTTGGAGCCTGGGTAAGAGTAAGATAAAGAGGGCTTAATCCTTGAGGCGTTAATGCTAAATAAGTATCCGTTGTCTGCATTTACTATTTGAGAATAGTTTATTTCTTTTGTTCCTTCAGAGTAATGCTTTTTTATTTGTGCCGATGTTAGGTTAAATCTATAAAAAGCTACTGCATCAACAAAAAAAGTCTCGTCGATTGGACCAATGTTAAAGTTCATAATTTCGTTTGCAAATTTATAATTATCTAAGGATGTCGAGTTTACCTCTACGCCGTTGACTATAATTGATATCTTAGTTGAAGAAAATTGAGCAACTATATGTAGCGCTTCTTTATTTGATACCTTGTATGAGCAAGAGTAGCTTCCTACCTTAAATAAAATATTTGAGCCCTGATAGAATATGCCAAACCCTTGTACTGAATCTCCTAGAATCATTTTAGAAGATGATGATTGAGCTGGAAGCTTTACCCACATCTCAATATCAAAAGAATTGTCAGAGTAATATTTTGTTGCAATTCCAGGGACCTTAAAAGCTATTTTTGTATCGGACAAAACTTCAGTTCCTCTAACTGTGCCAGACACTATAGGCATTAATTCTTTAGTTGAAGCATTTATTGCATATCCGTCATTTGCATTTCCTGAGTAGTCATATATTGGCAATCCGCTTACTGCCGAGTAAGAAACACCATTATCTTTTAAAGCTTGATAAGTAGCAAATCTAAGCATCAGATTAGTGTAGTCTCCGATTGAGCCTGATCGTATTTCATCAAGCATATAAAAAGATGTTGGTTTATCTTGTAAGACTGTATACTTGTAGGACATGTCTTACGCCTCTTCTATTGCTTTTACTCTCGCTGTAAGCTCTTGTACTGCTTTGATTAGTGGAGATATAAACTCTTCATATCTTAAAGCCTGAGTATTATCTTCTTGATTTACCCACCCGCCAAAATCTGCAACTCCAGCTTCATCTAGTGCTTGCTTTACTTCTTGTGCAATTAATCCGTAGTGTGTTCTATTACCAGCTACTGGTGTCTCAGAATGGCTTCCGTCTTCATTTGGAGTATAAGTAATCCCTCCAACATTGTATTTATAGCTTACTGGATTTAAAGAATTAATAAAGTCTAGGCCTAAGTCAGACTCAGCAATTGTATTCTTTGCATTTATATCTGATGAAACAATAGTGGAAGTTTGAATAAACATATTGCCTGATGCTATAACAGATGCTGCTCTAATTGTTCCTGTAAAAAAAGCATCTTTCCAAGACTTGGCTGGGCCAGTTGTTGCATCTTTTCCTATACTCCATGTTCCAGATCCAAGTGGATACCAGTGTGAGTTAACTCCGTCTGCTGCTCCGTTAGGAAGATTTAAACTAATAACTTGATTTATTGGATCAAGGACTGCGTTAGCGCCGTCTGCTCCTGGTGCGCCGTCTGCTCCTGGTGCTCCTGGTGCTCCTGGTGCGCCGTCTGCTCCTGTTGCTCCACGGGGAATTGTAAAGTTTAATACAACTGCGCTAGATGAGCCTGAGTTAGTTACTGCTGGTGTTGTTCCTGGCAAACCATTTACTACCGTAGGGTTTACTGTAATTGTTGCTGCTGCGGGACCAGTATCTCCCTTGTCACCCTTAGCTCCTGTTAGGCCAGTATCGCCTTTGTCGCCTTTAGGTATTGTAAATGTTAAAGTTTGTGATGGTATTCCATTGGTAATTGTTTGTTCGGAAATTGTTACATTAGCTTGTGTTCCAGCCAGCCCAGTAGTTGTTGGATTTACTGCAATTACATTTGCTGGTCCTGGACCACCTAGTACGCCATCTACGCCTCTGGGAATTTTAAAATTAAATCTTGCTGCTGTAGCTGTTCCTACGTTGACGACTTCTGGCATTGAGCCTGGAGGAAGAACATCAACTGATTCAACCACTATGGTAGCGGCAGTTCCTGGATTTCCTTGGTCACCCTTTAAATCTGGATTTGATGAAACCCATGCAGAAATGTCGTCTGCAAGGTTAAGCAGATCTCTAGGGACATCTGGTGAGTCTGTATATGTTGGGAAACGCCAACCGTTTATACCTGTAGTAGCCATTTTTTAATTATACCACCTTGTCAGTTTTACGCCAGAATCCTGGGCACATATATTTTACACCACTGGTTACTGGTAAAGACTCGTGATAGTACGGCTCTACCGAAGGGAATATTACTATGCTTCCAGCCTTTGGCTTTATTTTTACGCCTTGCTCTTTAAAATAAATTTCTCCGCCTTCGTAATCATCGTTTAGATAAAGTACAACAGAAATATTTGGATTGTCTCCATTGCTATAATCATCAACATGTGGGCCCATTGACTTTCCAGTGGAGTATTTGCTTATTGATAATGGCATTAGAGAACCGATGTCCATACCATGCATATTGCCATAGTTTTCTGAAGAGCCTACAATTGCATTCTTTAAAATATTATTAATTCTTCTTATGTCTGGGTGCGTGTCTGTATCTACATTGTTGCTAAATCTTTTTTGATAGCCAAATACATACTCTGTATCTCCGCTTGCCGCCCATTCTTTCCACGCAGGGATACTGGTGTTTTCATTTAAGCCTCCGTCAGAAAGCTCTATTAAATTAATTAGGTAGTCGGGATCAGCAATAACATTTTCATAGTAATGTATCTTCCCGTATTGGGTTAGGTTTACGCTATCCATTTCTTCCATTTTTTTCGTCTGCTTCATCTCTTGTATTTTTACCAGATTTTAGATCAGCTATCTGTCTCTCTCTATCCATCTGTCTCCATAGCTCTTCACCATACTTATCTTTGTTTGCATGCCATGCTTCCGAGCCTGGATATTCATACATATAAAAGCTTCTAATAAAATACTTTATTCCATTTGTTACAGTCTTTACTCCGTGATAGTATGGGGCTCTTGATGGGAAAATTGTTACGTCTCCAAATTGAGGCTTATACATGTGTCTTGTATATTCTGCATTTGGATCATTTGACTCATCTTTAAATATCTTAAATGACACTTCTCCGCCGTCGTAATCATGATTTAAATACATGCAGCATGTTACAAAAAACTTATAACCTGGCTCTTCAGTTTTTTCTTGCTGGAAATCTGTGTGATGTCCCATAACTGATCCATCAGGCTGAAAGCTTTCATGAGGTATATACTTTAGAAGAGTAGCAGTTGTATGACTTATTGGAGAGCCTTCTGGAGGTGTTTCGCCAACAATCTCAAAGTAGTGCTTGGTCATATTATAAAAAACATCTTCTACGTAGTTATAGAAAAATTTAAGCTTTTCATCTGTGACTTCGTCAAAATTAATATCTTGTTTAAATTCATTATAGGGCAAAACTCCTGGAACATTGTGTGGTCTAGTAGCTTTAACTGGAAAGTTTGTCTGCTTGCCAAATGTGTACCAGTCTACCCACATATCATCAGTAGACTTAATGTGTTCAAAACATTCCATAAAATAGTCATTATTGAAGACATTTTTGTAAACAATAATCTTTGGAGCTATCTTATAAAAATCTGTACCTTCAAGCATATTTGTTTCCCTTATTCCATTCTTCTTTCTGCTTTGCCTGTTCAATTCTAACTTGCTTTTCTTCTTCTTCCCATCGATCAAGTGTCTCTTGATCATAGACTAGTTCTTCATAGTCCCAGAACGATACCATTGTATATCTTGTTCCGTCGGTTATCTCTGAAACTCCGTGGATATTTTCATAGCCTCCTGGGAATACGTAATAGGAATATGCGTTTGGCTTAAAAGATAAATATGTTTTCATTTCATTATCTTTGTCGCAAAAATAAAGGTCTCCACCCTCATAGTCATTATTTAAATAAAGTATGCCCACATATTTATTAATCTCAAAAGCATTTGGCTTTCCTGAATTATCTGAGTTATCTGAGTGTGGACTTGCAAAGCCTCCAACATCCCATTTTTGTGCATGAGATGTATTTGCTCTAACCTTTCTATCAAAAACAGTTTCAACTGCTTCTTTGTACTTGTCTTTTAGCTTATCAAAAAAACCATCTGGCAATCCAAACTTAGCCATAGTTTCTGAGTCTGTCTTGATTCCCTTGCCCGACGATCCGTAGAATGCAATGTCTCCCCACTCTACGTCACAGTTTTCAAAAAAGTTAATCATCTTTGTGACTATTTCTGGATCAATAAAATCTGGTATCTCTACAACAGTATTACGAGTTACACCCAAGACTCCCCGCTTATTATCTGGGACTTCATCATCTTGAAGATATATAAATTTATTTTTATCTATAATATCAATCATTCCATCTATCATTAGTATTTACCGTTGTCCCTTCCAAAGAATTCGTGAACCGACTCTCCATCAATCTGTGCATTAAAAATTTCTTTTTTATATCTATCCTTTTCCATTTGATCCCAGACTTCTTCGCCATACTTTGCTTTATTGGCATGCCACTCATCTGAACCCTTATCTTCAAATTCCCAGAAGCATCTAATCATGTATCTGCGTGGTCCAAATGACTTTCTAACTCCGTGCATATAAGGATCTCTTGATGGGAAAACGATAACATCTCCAGCCTGTGGCTTATGTGATATGTAGTGGTCGTTAATCTTAAAACATATCTCGCCGCCTTCATAGTCGTCGTTTAAATAGAACGTTGTTGTTAAGCCAAACTTTACACCTGGATTATCTTTAAGCGGCACAACAAAATCTGTGTGATAATTCATCGCATAATGTTCTGAAATTCCAGAATCATTCTCATAGATATTAATAGATGCTGAGCCTTTACTATAATTAGGAAGCGCTACATCTGGATTATTTTTAAGGTAGTGATTAGTTACCTTATAAAATATGTTTCCTACTTCTTCAGTTAAATCCGATTGACTTGAAACTGGGCCCCAAGATCTTGCCCACTTGTATTGTTCCTCTGTTGGGAATTTTTCAAAATTTATTCTTTGCTCCATTAAAGAAAGCATAGACCCAAAGGTATACCATTTCTCCCAGCCTTCTTGTTTTTTAGCTGACTCAAGAAATCCATTTATATCCTTAAATAAATTTTTGTAGACATAAACCTTTGGATAAATTTCTTCAAACTTTATTTCTTCTTCTGGTCTCTGTTTTTTAATTTTATGAGTGTTATCGCAGTAAGGATATGTTTGAGATCTTCCACAAATACATTGCTTGGTCATGGCTGCTTATCTCCTGTATGCTTCAATATGGTCCAGAAGAAAGGAATTACATATCTAATTCCGCTTGTTATTTCTTTTACGCCGTGAATATAATTCATGTCTCCTGGGAAAAAGTATCCTGCTGCAGGCTTAGGCTTAAACTCTATGCCTTGATTTGGGAAATAAAGTTCGCCACCCTCATAATCATCGTTTAAATAAAACAATCCTGAAAGATCATAGTAAGGGAAATCGTTTGGTTTGCCAGCATCTGGACCAGTGTGCAACTCTTTGTCTGCGTGTGGCTCTTGTCTGTATCCTGGAAGCCATCTAACGATTGCTGGGCTTGTTGGGAGTGCATCAACATTAAAGTATTCATCAACTTCTTTTTTAAGCCTTGCCACTATTCTTTCAATAACTACTGATATCTCTGGATTAATTTTATCTAGGATCGGTCTTGATGCAACACGATTATCCCAGTAGGTTGAGTCGTAAATTACTGTTCCATTTTCATTGTAATGTGTCTCTGTTATGTCCCACTCTTCAATAGATCGAGCTGCTTCCAAAAGAAACTTGTGCTCTTCTAGAGTCATTATGTTTTCTCTAGATTGAATATTGTCTGGAGAGTTTCCAAAGAAACCTGAAGGAGTTATTGAAACTCTTTCATCCCATCCCCAATTACTGGCTGCTTTTTTATCCATATATTTATTATACCATCCTAAGAGTAGGTCCTTTTAGACCAAACTTCATTTTTATAGATACCGCCGTCTGGCTTTCTATATTTTGCTGAATTATCCATATTCTTTTTTCTTAAATTAGATGCTTTTTCAATTACTATTTCATGTTGCCAATCTTCTCTTTTAAAGGGAAACATTTGTGCATAAGGAGTGCCTGCTGGCAAAATGCCAGAGAATCCCTTTACTAGAAAGAACGGCATTGAGCCTGGCAAATTAACATTGTCATTATCAATGATTCCTGAAGTAGTGAGGAATGGCAATTCAAATCTATTAAAAGGCTGTGAATACAATACGCTATAACCTGGAGGAGTTTCTATAGCCCAATCTGAAAACCACGCAAAATGTGTTTCATGATATCCCTGTGGATGTTTAAACTGTGGCATAGGCGGTCTTACAGAACAAAAATCTTCATACTTTTTATCTTTAATTTTACAGCTTATAGCGCCGAAGTCTCCTTCAAAAAATTCTATATCGCATGGAGTCTTTAATGTATAACCTGTACCCATTATGTCAAATATTGCTGGACATGCTTTCCAAGTAGGCATCTTGCCACCCCCTGGATTTTCCCAGTATTCTCCATCTGGCTTTTTTGCAAATCTGTCAGCTTTTCTATACCAGTCTGGAATACTTTTAATAATTGGTTCTGGTTTTGATTTACTGTCTTTGTTAAGCCATGGTCTATTTGATACGAATTTAATCGTTAGTGCCACACTGTTTCCCGTCTTTAACGTATACAGTCTTAAGCTTTAATGCTTTAACTTCATGCTCTCCGACAGATTCGCCTTTTTCATTTATTGCATCTCTATACCAATCAGTCCACTCACCTAAAGCAGTTTTTACTGCAGATGCATTTCCATAATCCTTAGCTGCTTTTTCAGCAACTGGATCGCTAACATAATCATCAACGTTTATAGTAGAATCTTTTAGCTGTCCTAATGACAGAGGTATAATTGCTGCAATTACTTGTCCTGCTTTTATAGTAATTTCTTTGTTAGCAGTTAAAGCTTTTATTGCAAGAGGCAATGGGTGTGGATAAAAAGAAGTGGATATGACAGATGAAATAACTTCAAAATCTTTATTAAAGAAATTTGGAGGGTTTACAGCCAACAAGCTTATATTTTTATCGGTGACAAATTTTAAGTTTGTATTAAAGCTTAAAGTTGATTGTCCCCTGCCTGTATAGCAAAGACCTTCTCCTTCTAGTATCTTTACATGATCTCCAGAGTGGTCATTAATTCCATCCCAAATAAACTTAATATCAGTTTTTGCAGAAATACCCCAGCCTATAGTGTTTGCAAGGGTTACTGGAAAACAATGGTATGCGTGTTTATCAAAGGTCGCATCCATCCAGTCTCTTACTACTGATAGAGGTTCTACAACAAAAGCGGTTGGAGAAGTTCTGTAGGCATTTATTTTATTACTCATTAGTCACCTGTCTCAATAAACATTTCTTGTGTATGGAATTTGGCGCTATAGTCTAGCATTGTTACTATTGAATATTTAGTTCCTGATACAACCTTTTTAGCTTGATGAGGATACATAAAGTTTGAAGGGAAAATAAACAGGTCTCCTGCTTGTGGTTTAAGGTTTAGATTTTGCAGTCTAAAGTAAAGCTCTCCACCCTCATAGTCGTCATTGAAATATCCTACAAGTGAAACTGTACAGTTGTATGAATAGCCATGGTCGTGGTGCTCCATAAAGTGATTTCCAGGCTCGTATCTAATAAAGTTAAATGCTTCCCAGTATCTTAAATTATGAATGTTATATGTTCTACAATAGTCACGAACTGCTTGGTATTGAGGGTCATAGCACTCTTGCCAAATTTCTCTCAGCTTGTTGTCTGCTTCTTTTTCTCCATAGATATCTGTCTTCTTGTATTTAAAGTCAACACAATCTCTATAGTCTGGCATTCTTTCTTGGTAGCCCACGTAAGCTGGCATCCACTCATACTGATTATCTTTTGCTGCAAGGATTTCTTCAAGTCTTTCTGGGATGTTTTTACCTGCTGGCAATACATTTCTATAGCACCAGATTCCGTTTCCTAGATCAATTTTTTCTGTCCAGGTCTGCTTGATTGGTCTGTGCTGCTCTGCTTCCCATTCGCTAATATACTTTTGGTCTTGCAGCTTTTTAATTTCTTGAGCTGGGTCTATCGTTTCCATTTTTCTCCTTAGTACGGTGAAGATGCTGCAGCAGCAGCATTTTGAATATGTCCCTGGTGGGCCATATCATTTAAATCCATCATTATAACAACGCAATACTTTGTTCCAGACTTTATAGGAAGAGACGCATGTTCATATATGTAATTAGAAGGAAAGATTGCTATGTCTCCTTGCTTTGGCTTAATTGTCTTATTGTCCATTCGTGGGTAATAGATCTCTCCACCCTCATAGTCGTCATTTAAGTAAATCACTGCTGACACAGCTGCCTTGTACATTGGGCCATCGTCTGCATGAATCTTAAACTCTTTGCCTTCGCCTTCATACTTTACAAAATTAAATACCTCGTAATATGTTACATTAATTCCCCAGTACCTGCAGTAGTGATCAACACAAGACTTAAGCTTTTTATAAATTTCATCATATACTTGCCATAGCTCAGCATTTTCTTCATTCTGTTTACCGCCAAGTGTGCTGTAGTTCATCTTAAAATCAACACAGTCTCTAGCCTTTTTAATTGGCTGATCTGAATTTGTTACACGGGCTTCGTTCCAATGATACTTAGTTCCTGGCTTTAGATTCTTTTCTAGTGTATCTATGTACCACTGTATTCTCGTTTGGTCTAATGCATTGTTATATAGGTCTAAGCCTAACGCCTCATTGGTTACTTTAATGTCCCCAAACATTACGTCTGCTTTTCTATTTGAAGAAGTTTCAGACCTATCTTTTTCAAACCAGTCATCCTGTATATTAGTCATGCTTCAAGTATAGCATTTTAGATTTATAGATACAAGCCTATATACAAATAATAAGGGGGCCAGCTCTCGCTAGCCCCCTTATTTTATTTATTTTAAGATATTACTATGTAGTTTCCTGCTATGAACCATTGTGATGGCTCGCATCTTATGTCATAGACATCCTTTGCTGGAAGCTTTTCAATAGTGTCAACTGTCTCGAATATTATCTCGCAAGATTCTACTCTTAGGGTTACAAGTATGTCTCCAACTTGAACCTGTCCAGTCTCCTTGTATTTAATTAAGTCGCCTTCTTTTACAAAGATTGGCTGTCCTTCTGAGAATAGTGTCTCAGAGCCGTTGAACTTAATTAAATCTTTTTGACTTAATTCATGCTTGACAACAGTTGTCTCGCTAAGTGTTACCTTATCTCTTAGAACTATATCTGAAGTCATATCTCCATTATTTAGTTCGGATGGATCAATTGTGAGAAGTACATCTCCAACCTTTACATCCTTTGCTAAGATGTATCCATTTGAAGTTAACACCTCTGAGTCTTCTTCAATACAAAACTTAGACTTAAACCACGGTCCAAACCCTGGTGGGAAGAACGGTGGGAAGAACGGTCCGAACCCTGGTGGGAAGAACGGTCCAAACCCAGGCGGGAAGAATGGTGGGAAGAACGGGAAGAATGGGAAGAACGGTGGGAAGTATGGTGGGAAGAACGGGAAGAATGGGAAGAACGGTGGGAAGTATGGTGGGAAGAACGGGAAGAATGGGAAGAACGGTGGGAAGTATGGTGGGAAGAACGGGAAGAATGGGAAGAACGGTGGGAAGAATGGGAAGAACGGTGGGAAGTATGGTGCTGTTGTAGTAACGCTATTTGATGAAGTTGAATATGGGCCATCACCATTTGCATTCTTTGCAAGAACTTGATAAGTCTGAGCTGTTCCAGCTGTTTCATTAATTGTTGTTGATGTTACTCCTGCACCAAGATTATATGTTGGTCCATCAGAAGACTTAAGGATGTATCCAGTGTTTGGAGTTCCTCCTAAATCAGATGGTGCTGCCCAGGAAACTGTGTCCTGATTAGCATTTGGAGAAGATGCTGTTGGCGCTGATGGCGCATTTGGCAAAGTAGTTGGAGTAGCTGCAGGGGAAGTAGCTGGTAAGCTATTTCCTGCTGCATTTGATGCTACTACAGTAAATGTGTAAGAAGTTCCTCCAGTTAAGCCAGGAAAAGTAAAAGAAGTTCCTGTGGTACTTTGTGTTGTTGTTGCTGGAGTTGATGTAATTGTATAAAGTGTTGCTGGTGGAGATGCAGCTGGTAAAGACCAAGTTAGGTTTACTGATCCACTTCCGCTTGCTCCACCATTTACGGCAGTGGAAGCTAAAGATGTGACTGCATTTGGCTCAAGGAAGTTGTCCTGAGCCGAAGATTGAATACCTACTCTTTTATTTGCCATTTATATCTCCTATAATTTTATTTGTTAAGCTGTTAGGTCTCCGATAAGGACCCATGTGTTTGCTGATCTCTTAAACAATGTTGCTGAAGAGTACCGTGCTCTCAACTTTAATCCTGGAGTTCCATTAACTGTTGCTCCTGAACCTGCAATTGTTACATTTCCTGTGTTGGCTCTAAATATATCGAATGATGTTCCAACTGGATATGTCCGTGAGTTTGTTCCGTCTGCTGGAACTGTAATTGTAATGTCTCCAGTAGCATCTACATCTAACCATGCGTCCTTGTAGTCTGCATCGTTGATTCCGAAGTTTGCTGTTCTGTTTACTACTGTGGTGTATGAATTAACCTTAGTAGCAATTGCTGTTGTTACAGTTGAAGCAAAGTTAGCATCATCATTTAAAGCTGCTGCAAGCTCATCAAGAGTATTCAGTGCTCCTGGAGCGCCAGCAATTACTGCTGTAACTTCTGCAAGAGCTTCTGATTTTGCAGTAGCAATCGCTGCTGCCTGAGCTGTAGATACTGGCTTTGATGCATCTGATGTATTATCAACGTTTCCAAGCCCTACATGTGCTTTTGTGACACCAGATACAGTTCCTGTGAATGTTGGATCTGCTAGTGGTGCTTTTAGCGCTACATTTGAAATTGTTTCATATGTAGATGCTGCTGTTGCTGTTGCAAGCTTTGTATCAATTTGTGCCTGAATTCCTGAAGTAACACCATTTACATAAGATATCTCAGTTGCATCAACATTTCCAATTGAGGTTGTTTCTGGAAGAACAACTGTTCCTGTAAATGTAGGTGATGCTTTTGGAGCTAAGTTTGTATTAATTGATGTTATTGATGTGTTGATTGCAGTAATATCAGAAGCTTGTGTGGCATTAATTCCTTGAATTGCTGTAATCTGCTCACCCTTAGTAGCAAGATCTGCTGTATGTGTGGCAAGAAGAGTATCTTGATCTGTATTCTTTGTTTCAATGGCTGTGATAGCTGTTGATTGGGTTCCATTAACTGATGTTAAATTAGCAATATTATCAGTTTGTGTAACATTTAAAGCCTTGATAGCTGTAATGTCTTCTTCAGCTATTGTTAGTCTTGGGCCATACAGCTGAACTGCGTCTATATCTGTTTCGGCTTGATCAAGTCTTGCATCTAAGCTGTTAAGTGTTGAAGTGTTGTTAGTAAAGTTAGTTGCTGTTGATGAAATAAATGTATCTAGAGTAGACTTTTGAGCAACTGTTTCAAAATCTACAATTATTTGATCATTATAATTTGTTAGGCCAGCTCCTACTGTTACTGGTATTGCTCCTGTAAACTGTGTGAAGTTAAGGGAGTCTGTTCCAAGCTGGAAGATTTCTCCTGCTCTAGAGCCTTCTGTTAGAAGAACATATCCGTCACGAGCATTTGCAGTTCCATCTTGTGTAAAGGTAAAGAGGCCTTCTCTGACTTCTCCGTCTACGCTGTTATCTGAATCTGTTGCACGAGTTAAAACTGCTGCTGCTGAAGATCCACCTGCGTTTGTTACTGTATAAATACCATTTTGCTTTGCATCTGTTTGATTCTTAAGAAGAACTCTGTCTCCTGCATTTACTGTAACACCATCAATTGAAAGTGCTCCATTTGCAGAGGCTGTTAATGTTTCTCCTACTCCGTTTCCACCTGATGCATCTGCTGTTCCAGCTGCTCTGGTTGCTGCAAAGTTTTCTGTTGATGCTACACGAACTGAACCCTTAATCTGAAGTCCTGAGCTTAGTGAAGCAACATCAAGCTTTGTTGCCCAGAATGACTCATTGATTTGATTGTCTGGTATCAATGCGCTATTGTTAAGTGAAGCTACTCCACCTGCAACACCACGATCAGATACTGGAAGATAATCTGCATCTACTGTGTTTGATAAACTTGTTACTGCTGCATCTACATATGACTTGAGTGCAACAACATTTGAATCAACAGTTATTGTGATTGAGTTTGCGCCGTCATTGTATGTCTTTGAAAGTCCTGCGCCTAATGAAAGGGCGTTATTAATAGCATCTTGTGAAATTTCTGCTATTGCTACATCTGAGTTATTAGCATACGCAAGAGCGGTCCATGTTGAGGTACCGTTACCAAACTTAAATAAGTTTGTGTCTGACTCGACACCCATTTCTCCTGCTGCCAAAATTGGATTTACTGAGGTCCACTGTGAGGCGGTTCCTCTTCTTACTTGAATTCTTACTGTTGACATTTATGCCACCCCTTATTTAGACTTATTTGGTAATTATAGCATCACAATAATTCCAAAACAATTAAGCAATTGTTCCAGAATCGAATGTGTAGCTAAATGTATCTGTTGTATAGCTTCCACCGTCGGCAAACTTTGTTGCTACGGTGTTTACTCCATTAGCAAAGACGCTATAAACTGGTGAGCCATCGTAATCTATAGCCAAACCAATGTCCATGAATGTCAGTGCTGTTGGGTCTTCTTGTGCATCTACTAATAGAGCAATTTCTTTCCAAGTTCCACCAATCTGGATTTTTAGTCGTCCAGTTGAGGAGTCAAAAGCTAGGGGGGTTGAATTTAAGACTAAGTTTTCTACATTTACTGCTGCATCGAAAGTCGCAGCACCTGCTACATTAAGGCCATTTTTTACCTTGAAGTTTTTATCTACTGTTGCCATTTAAGTTCACATATCCCCTAATTGTTTTGTTGGGGTTTTGAAAGGACCCCATACCTTCTTATTTAATTATTTAATTAATGTTGCATATACCATGACAT